AAAAAGCCCGCGAAAAGGCAGAACAGGAGTATAAAAGTGTTCATCGCAAGTAACGCAATTTGGGGTATCGCCGCTATTTGGGCGTTCACCCTGATAATCGCCTATGTGTTAGGCGCAGAATCGAATAGGTAAAAGTTGAGCGGGGTTAACAACCCTGCTTAACTTTTATCAAAGTTTACCGAAGCTAACATAAACCCGTTAGCTATAGGACGATGACCGTCAATTTAGAAAGGAACGATGACCTATGTTTACTGTGGAAGTTTTGATGTCTGCATTCAATGCTAAAGGCGGAGTAATTGAGCAAACCCGCAATACAAAGTATTTCGATAATATCGATGAAGCGATGGCTTCATATAATTATCATTATTCTTTGGTAACCGATTTAGCGCGTTCTACATATGATTGGGATGTTTTTGTCATCTCAATTTTCGGTGGCAGCGAGTTGTTGAAAATGCAGACGATTCGATGTGAGGTGGAATAAAATGTACTACCATTTCAAGATTTACGATGACGGCGATTGCATCGATGAATTCGATGAAGAGTTGTACGACGAGGAGGACATGAAGAATTTCGCTCATTACGTGCTTATTCAGAATGACCAACACGCCAAGATTTTCATTTGGGACGAATATGGAAAGCGTTATGGGTATCAACTATACCATGGTAAGCTAAAGTGGGCGGGAAGGATTGGAAAATGACCCCTTATGAATTCTATAAAGCAGGGCTTTATTTGTTCGAGAAATATCTTGGCACTGACTATGCCGATGATTTCATGGACTACTTCAACATGATTTCATTTTATGGTATGGTCGAAACAACGGCATTATATGATATGCTGTTGGAGTTGAGAGCCAAAATCGCTACGACTGGTAAAGGAAAGGCAGGCTTATTAGATTACGACCTTATCCGTGAAATGATGGAGTGTGTAGAAATGATGAAAATCATTGAAGAAAACTCAATCATTATGGACAATGACGACGAATAGTCGTATTGTATAAGCACTGGGTAACCTACGAGAAAGGAATTAACAATGGCTGGCAAGATTACCCGCACCGTCAACACCTATCAAGTATCTCTTATCGAGATGGTCAAGACCGAGGAAGGTTATAGCTGCCAGGTCACTGGCCTTGGCGTTCACAAAGGAACGTCTTGCACGAAGAAGGACATGCGAACCGCGCTCAAGGCGGCTGGCGTTCATGTCAAGCCTGGCGCGACCATGGAAGCCGAAATCATCGGCAAGACCATGTATTCGATGCCCTGGGAGCAGTTCGAATCGCTGGCAACCGCAGAAGAGGTTGTCGCAGAATCCACCGAAATCGAGGAGTAAGCAATGAGCAACATCAATGAGGTTTTTGTAGCTGGCAATGTCACTCGCGACCCTGAATTCCGTGAGACCGACGGTGGCGTGTCCATCATGAATTTCGGAATCGCCGTCAACGATTACACCAAGGACGGCGATTATACCAACTTCTTCGACGTGACGATGTTCGGCTTGCAGGCGGATGCCCTGGCGGATATCGTCAAGAAGGGCATGAAGCTTACTATCCACGGCAAGCTGCGCTACTCTTCATGGGAGAACAAGGACGGCGAGCGTCGCTCCAAGGTTGAAATCATTGCCAAGGAGGTCGAGCTTCCTCCTCGCGGCGATAGCGGTGATTCCCGTGGCAAGCGAAACTATCGCCGATAGGTGGGATATCGTCGGTTTGCTCGATTACGTCTCAAGGTATCAGGCGGTCGAGGTTATCAACGACGAAGAAGTGTTTTCGGGGCGTCTCATGATGACGCCCCTTCATATGGCTCTGATGCCAATCCAAGCATTGGAAATAAGGGACAATAAGTTGGTAATTAGTCTCTAAGGAGGGATTATGGCGCGTTCACCAGTATATACCTCGTTGAGGGATTCGCCGTATGAATACATGTTCGGCAATGTGCGCTTCAAGTTCTCGTCCGCCTTGCATAGAGACAAATTCTCGAAGGGTCTACCGCAACGCATAGCATGGCTCAATGATTCACTGTCACGACGTTTCAAGTGTCTGGTCGATTTCCGACTTATGGCGGCTATCCAATGGTACGAGATGTGCGAGACGCGAGGATACTGCGTCGAGGTTCTTCGCGATGATGGGACTTGGGAGCGCCACAATCTGCCAACAGTCGAGCTGAAGGCGGTTCTCGATGGGTGCTAAGTTCAGGGTTGGCCGTTCCGAATCGCAGACCCTGAAGAACCTGGTTCGCTCATACAATCGAGAGGTTGTCAAGATGGAAGCCAAGCTTCCTATGCAGGTGCATCTTCCACCTTCGGTGGATTATGATGACATCAAATCCCGCATACATAACAAACGAGATTACATCCGAGAGGTCAATAGGCTCAAGCGCATCAAGTCTCCAAAGGCTGGCGAGGTGCATGAGCTTCCGAGCGAAACTTTGATAACCAAATACGAGTTCAATGAAACTTCAATCATGAAAAGGGCATACAACCAATCTCGCGTTGCCATGCTGAAGAAGCTGGGCATCGAGGTCGAGAAGGTCAAGGTGCCTGCGACGGCGCATCGCAAGGGCTTCGAGTATTGGAGGGGCAAAACGCCGAAGGACAGGATGGCATTGGAGGGAATGTCAAACGCCCTGCCCATCGGCGCGAAGATAGACTGGGTTCCGTCGGGGGATGTTCCAGGCAAGAAAGGCCGTCCGTTTACCGTGTTGAATCGCGTGAACAAATATAGGATAGACGCGAGCGTTACAGCGAACCGTTACTTCGATTCCTACGTCAAGGCACTTAATACCGTGTTCGACCCGATGGGCACGGGAAGCGATTTGGTTGAAGAAATCGAGACGTTGATAGCCGATATGCGAAAGGCGGGGATACCGCTCGAGGAGGTCTACAAAGACACTGCGGCGGCGGACATCGATGCGACGCTTTATTTCGTCTACGACCCCACGGATGATGATATCAGGACAAGGCGAATCAGGGATTATTGGAAGAATGTCCGAGACAAATACAAGACCCAATTAGGAGGTTAGCCATGTGTCTAGGTGGTGCGCTGACTTTGAGACTATAGAGGAGCGGGACGAGGAGAAGGTGCGCGTTTGGTCTTGGTGCGCGTCGGAAATCGGGAACACCGATAATATCTATAGAGGGTTGGATATCGAATCCTTCATGCAATGGCTGAAGCATCGTCAAGGGGAGACGGTGTATTTCCACAATCTCCAATACGACGGCGGCTACATCGTGGATTGGTTGCTGAAGAATGGATGGGAATGGCGGCAAGACAACCAGGATTTCGTTCCAGGCGTTTTCACTTCGCTGATTTCGGACATGAACGTCTGGTATTGCCTGAAGCTCTATTATGGTGGGAAGCCTGTCGAAATCCTCGATAGCCTTAAGGTCATTCCACTGAGGATAGAGAAAATCCCTGAAGCGTTCGGGTTGCCGATTGCCAAGGGGGAAATCGATTACAAGAGGTATCGCGAGGTCGGATATGAGCCGACCCCCGAGGAGTGGGACTACATCGACCATGACGTGAGAATCGACGCGATGGCGATGGACGTTATGTTGGAGCAGGGCTTGACGAAGATGACGGCTGGTTCTAACGCGCTCCACACCTATATCGATATGATGGGCGGCAAGAAGCGTTTTCGCAAGGTGTTCCCAATCATCGATTGCGATGCGGAGCTTCGCCAAGCGTACCGAGGTGGATTCACTTATGCGTCCGACAAGTATAAGGGTCGCTGCATAGGCCATGGAATAGGGTTCGACGTCAATTCGCTGTACCCGTCCGTGATGGCGGCAACCGATGGGCAATTGCTGCCGTTCGGCGAGCCAATCCATTACGACGGCGAATACGAGACTGACGAGCTTTATCCGCTGTTCATACAGAGGATTAGGGTTTCGTTCAGGGTCAAGCCAGACCACATTCCGACAATTCAAATCCACAAATCGCCGCTACACAATCCGCGCGAGTATGCAAAGGATTCCAAAGGCATCGTGGAATTGACGTTGACGAGCGTCGATTTGGAGCTGATGTTCCAGCAATACGAAATCGATTTCTACGAGCCGTTGGACGGATGGAAGTTCAGGGCTTCCAGGACGCTGTTCAAGAAGTACGTCGAGTATTGGAACGAAGTCAAGATGAAGTCGAGGGCTGAAGGAAACGAGGGCATGGCTACAATAGCCAAGCTGATGTTGAATTCCCTTTACGGCAAGTTCGCCACGAAAACCGTGGCGGCTTCCAAGCAGCCCGTGCTCGACGAGAAGGGAAAGGTCAAATACGTGCTCCTCCCAGAGGAGACGAAGGAGAGCGTGTATCTGCCAGTCGGATGCTTCATCACGGCATGGGCGCGATACAAGACCATCAACGCCTGCCAGGCGAACTACGACCGTTTCGCGTACTGTGACACGGATTCGTGCAAGCTGGTCGGATTCTCCAAGCCAGTCGGCATGGAGATAGACCCGCTGAAGCTCGGGGCGTGGAAGTTCGAGAGCGTCTACGAGGAGCAGAAATACCTCGGGGCGAAGTGCTACATGTGCCAGGAGCTTGATTGGGCGGTGGACAACAGGAAGCCGTCAATCCATGTGGCGGGAATGCCCGATTCATGCCACAAATACGTTACGTTCGACAACTTCAAGGTAGGAAGCAGCTACCCAGGCAAGCTGAAGCGCAAGACCGTCAACGGCGGCGTTCTGCTTGTCGAGGGAGAGCACACAATCAAGGAAAGGATGTTCTGATGGCATACAAAGACACCAAATTCGAGGACGTTACCCAGGAAATCTGGGAGAGCGTCGCTGGAATCGCCGACGAGAAGGAGACGCTTGAAGCAACGTCCGCCGAATCGCTGGCCGACATGGAGAAGCAGCGCGACGATGCTATTCGGCGCGCCGTCGATGCCGAAGCGTCGCTGAAGGAGCAGAAGCAGAAGTACGTTGATGCTTTCTTCGCGAGCAACAAGCAGCCCGATGCTAAAGAACCACTGGACAACAAGCCCAAAGTGTCGTATCCTACCACGATGAAGGATATCGACGCGCTGTTCGAGAAAGGAAACTAACATGGCAGGACAAGCAACAGTTAAGAAGGTCATGAAGACCCTCGGCACCGAGGGCACGAAGGGAATCGTAAACCAAGCGGTGAATGCTACGCCAGAACTCGCGCAGGCTCTCGTTGACAATGACGTTGCAGCATATGCCGTCGAAGAGGGTTCACATGAAGTCCTCATTTACGATGACAACGAAGCAATCATCAAAATCGGCCAAATCATCACGAACTATCAGCCGTTTATGAATACATTCGTTCCCGCTCTCATTAACCAAATCGGCATGGTCGCGATTGACCGCATGATGTGGATGAACAAGTGGTCGAAGTTCTATCAGGGCCAATACGAGGGCGCAGGCTCGACCGTTCAGGAAATCTTCGTGGACATTTGCGACCCGCACTCTTATAACCCGTCAACGGCGGAAGAGGAGCTTTTCAAGCGAGAGCTTCCCAACCTTATGGCCGCATACCACATGCTCGACTTCCAAAAGTTCTACAAGGTTACCGTTGAGCGTCGTTCCGTTCGTCAGGCTTTCTATGCCTGGTCCAAGGTCAACGACCTCATTGCCAACATCCTCGCGCAGATGTGGGTAGCCTTGGAGTACGACGTGTATCAGACTTGGAAGTACATGACAGCCAAATACATCGTCGGCGGCCATATGGCGCAGGTGACAATCCCTGCGCAGGACGGCTCCAAGGAAGCCGCAGACGGCGCGCTCAAGATGGTGAAGGAATATTCCACATATCTCGACAACCCGTCGCGCAAGTTCAATGCCGCTGGCGTTATGAACGTCGTGGACAAATCCGAGCAGCAGGTTCTTATCAACGCGAAAGCCAACGCCGATATCTCCGTCGAGACCTGGGCGCAGGCGTTCAACCTCCCCTATGCGCAGTTCGTGGGCAACGTGACCGAAATCGATTCTTTCTCTAACCTCGACGAGCAGCGTCTCGCGCTGATTTTCGAGAACGATGACAGCTTCGCGCAGCTCACTTCCGCCGAGAAGCAGATTATCGATGCAACGCCCATCATCGTATTCGGACCGAAGTTCTTCCAGATTTACACCTACGACCGTTGGACTGACAATGTCTACAACGCGCAGGGCGCATATACCAATGAGCTGCTCCACAACTGGATGATTTTCTCCATCAGCCCGTTCGAGCAGGCCATCGCGTTCACGTCGGCTGCATCCACGGTCACTGGCGTTACGGTCTCCCCGACCGCAGCCACCGTTTCGGCTGGGCAGGATATCACTCTCACGGCCACCGTCGCTGGCTCGGGCATCTACTCCCGAAACGTGCAATGGACTATGACGGGAGCGACCAAGAGCGGCACCGTTCTCACGGGCAACCGTCTTCATGTGGCGTCCGACGAGCCGTCCGCAACGGCAATCAAGGTTACCGCTACCTCGCTTCAGGATTCGTCCAAGAAAGCGACCGCGACCATTACCGTTGCCTAATAGTGTGAATCCGAAAGCCCGTCCTGAATTGGGCGGGCTTTTCTTATAGAAGGAGGGTTTGATGGCGAATACCAAAGTCCGCATAGGGTGGGTTCCCTGGTGCGCCGACGTTAACCATCGCCGCTATTTCGGCAGCGCGTCGGAGCAGCAATCGTGGATGGCTTCGCATCTCACTACGTTCGCTGCTGATGGCTTCACCTATCAGCGCGAGAACATGACGATGGACGTTCCTCTGAACTTCGAGCAGCTTACGGGTTGCAACTACGTCGCATACCAGAACGCCGACTATGGAAGCAAATGGTACTACGCTTTTATCTCGTCGATGCAGTACAAGGCCAAAGAAACGACAACGCTGTCGTTGGAGACCGATTACCTTGAGACGTGGCTTTTCGATTTCGGATGGGAAGCCGCATTCGTCGAGCGCGAAATCGTCACGTCTGACGGCATCGGCGAGCACACCATGAGCGAGGGATTGGATGTCGGTAACTACATTCAGACAAATCGCGACCAGAATCCCCCCGATGGAATCTCGCTTTCAAATATGTATGCCGTAGTCATGACAACCATGTACCCCAAGACGGATATCGCGGGAGGGGCAGTAGAGTTGGCGATACCAGTCGGCGGAGACAGGTATAACGGAGTGTATTCGGGCGCGTCCCTATTGGCGTTCTCGAACACGGCGGACTTCCAATGGTTCACGAAGGAAATGACGGAGCTTGGTGCCGCCGACGCGATTGTCGGCGCGTTCATGGTGCCGAAAGGAATGATTGACAAGGGATATGGCACATCGCCCTGCGACAACGGCCATGGCGTGTGGATTAACAGCGGCGAGGTAGCTTATGCCGCCGAGAAGAAATACTCCGTCAACTGCTCAGACATCGATGGGTACGTTCCGAAGAACAACAAGCTGTTCACGTTCCCCTACAACGTGGTCTGCTTGAGCGACACGAACAGCGAGCTGGAATTGATGCCAGAGCGTTTCCAGTCCGTGAACGGGTCGAGCGGGAGCAAGGAGGTATCGTTCGGGTGGTACATGGTGTGCGAGCAGAACTCGGGCATGATGGCATCGCCTAACAAGTACAACGGCGTTTCGCCTAACTACGAATACGCCATCGTGACGAGCGGGTGGCCGCAGATTAACTGGAATGTGGACGCTTTCTCGCAGTACATGACATCGAGCTTCATCGGGTCGCTGGCGAATACCGCTGGAACAATCGCCATGATGATTCCCCAGATGCGAATCGCTGGCATGGCAGGGCAAATCAGCAAGGCAATCAGCGCGGGCACGGCGGCTTCGGCTGCTACGCAGATGACGGGTGGGTTGACGGAAGCCGCCCTGAAGCCGAATCAGCTCAAAGGCGGCTCAACGAGCAACCTGAAGCAGGGAATGCGCATCGGGCTTCCCTACGTTTACCAGAAGCAATGCAAGGCCGATATCGCCAAGGCCATCGATGACCGCTTCAGCGTCTACGGCTACTGCATCGAGCAGGTCAAGGTTCCCGCTCGAACTGGCCGACCGTGTTGGAACTACGTGCAGACCCGCCATGCCGACTTCAACGGCAAGGTGCCAGAGTACGCCATGGATGCCATCAACCGAATGCACGACGAGGGAATATGGTATTGGCATGTCGACGATGTCGGCAATTTCGGATTGGACAACTCTCTCTAAGGAGGAATCATGGGAGCAATCCCCAATGGGAACATAGGAGTTGGAAGCTGGTTCTTCAGCACTGGGTACGCGCCGCTTTGCGCGAACATGGCTTCGCATTGGCGCACGATGGAGCGCAAGAAGTCGCAGGACGGCGACCCGTTCGCATACGAGGAAATCGACCCAGCGGCCATGTTCTCCATCACGAAGAACTACTTCATGCAGAAAATGCTGATGCAGCTTGTGACGCGATACGAGTGGAAGAACCTTCCAGATGGAATCGACCCGCTATACCTCGAATATCTTCTCGCGACGAGCGGCAGCGCGGTTCTATTCAAGGACGATGCGTTGAAGGATGACGTTCAGGCGCGAGCTCCAGAGGGGTTCGCCGTCATGCCCGTCAATTCCAAGAACGACAAGATGGACATCTACTTCATGCCGACCGAGCCGATGGCATACAATCCCGTTGAGGGCAAGAACTACGCTCTCGACGAGACGAATTCTGTTGTGATTCTCGACAACAGGCTTAGGATTCCCCTTCTGTCATATGTCGAGATGTTCGCGGAGCGAATGACCATGTATCAGATGACAATCGATACCAATGTCAAGCAGCAGCAGGTCGCGAAGGTGTTCAAGTTCCCTGAGAAGCAGAAGTTGAGCGGCTTCAAGCTCATTCGGCAGATGTTCAGCGGGCGAATCTGGACTGCTGCGGCGGATTCAACGGACATCGGGTTCATGGATACGGTGGATTTCACTACGCCGTATATAGCCAACGAGGTCATGCTGACCCAGAACAAATATTGGAACGAATGGCTGACCTTCATCGGCATCGAGAACACGAACGACGATAAGAAGGAACGTCAAATAACGAGCGAAATCATGTCGAATCTTGGAGAAACGATGATTCAGCGCGAAATCTGCCTGGCATCGCGTAAGATGGCAGTAGAAAGCGCGAACGAAAAATGGGGTTTGGACATCGAGGTGGAGTTCAGGGAGGTGGACTATGGAGTTTCAGCAGATGCTGGCGCAGATGAAAGCGAACCGCCGATTGAGAATGCGTCGCAAAACTTGGAGGAATGACGCTATCGGCATCGAGGACGGCGTGCTCACTTTCTATAAGAAGGGCGAACCGCTTATACCATACATGCCGACGAACGAGGAGCTTATGGAAGCTGACGATTGGAAGGTGGCGGAATGATTAAGTTCGAGGTGGGAAAGAGCTATTACTTCAATAGTCATATGGGTACTATGTTTGGAGATTGCATCGACCGCGATACATTGGGTATGACAGATTTCGTTGTTTTCAGGTTCCCAGAAGAAGGGCTTTTTTATAAGTGTTTTGTTGATTATCCTAATGATGAATTTGAGAACCGTGAAACCGTCTTTTTTAATTGGCATGACAAATTGTATGCGTCGGATTCAAGGTGGTGGGCGAAATGACCAAGGACGAAGCCATTGCGGCCATCGAAGCTGGAAAGAAGGTAACCCATACTCTTTGGGACGAGGATTCGGTAACCGATTTGAAGCCGAGGGTTTATATCAGCGAAATCGATTACAAGCTGGTCATCGACTACGGCGGGGATTTCATCGAGGAATTCTCTTACGACAACATGACCTCGCCCGTCGGATGGGAGCTGGTGTAGATGGCTCAAGATACTATTCAGTTGAGGACTTTCGTTACCCAGTGGGTCAAGGATGCAGGGACGTATAACCCCGCCATACCTGAATGGAAGCAGGATTTCTCCCCAGCATATGCTCGGTTGGGATTGGACGAGTACCCGATTTACGACGAATCCAAGCGCAAGGAGCTGAACAATAAGTTCATCCGCCATTATTGGATGCGCGAAATCGGGTGCGAAACCGTGGGTCACTTCTGCCTTTGGTGTTCGAACACGTTCAACGAGATTATGCCGTACTACAACAAAATGTACGAGACGGAGCTTTTGAACGTGGAGCACCTTCTGGGCATCAAGCGGCACAAGGTTGTCGACATGCTGCGCGATTTCGACGAAAGCTCAAGCGGCAACGGAAGCGCGGACACGTCTACGTCATCCACTGGGAAGTCGACCAACAAATTCTCGGACACTCCGCAAGATGAATTGTTCGTGTCGAAGGTAGATGCTGGGGATTACCTAACCAACCTCACCATCGAGGACACGGCGGACGATACCACGGTGGGCACCAAATCAAAAAGCGACGGAACCATCAAGCGAGACGAGACGAACAAGGACACAACGGACGAGTTCGTCACAGACCCGAGATATTATCAGGCGTTTCTCGATTTGAGCGAGAAAATTCTCAACCTCGACATGCAGGTAATCGAGAACGTTCAGGTGCAAGGGCTGTTCATGCAGGTTTGGAGCTAGACATGCCTGATTTGGGAAATCCTAATTTCTTCAAGATTTTCCAGGACAAGGGAGAGGTCGCGTTGAATTCTGGCGCGACCTCCACCAATACTGGAATAATGCTGACCATGACGAACGAGCTTCAATTCCTCGGTGATTACGAGGTAGGCGTTGACGGTGTTCTCGGGGTGCTGCCAGAAGGGTACCGCCCTGGTGCGGAGCTGATAGTTCCCGTGGTCGCTGTTGAAGGGTCGGCATCTAGGGTGACAATGCTGCATGTAATGGATGACGGCACTTTGGTCAGCGACCCTAATTCATTGATAAAAACCCACGGCATCGTGGTAAACTTATCGGGAAATTGGTACTAGAGAAAGGAGAGGGAATGGCAGAGCAACCTTGCGCCAAATCAATCGATTGGCTTTACAATTGGTGCGCTGGGCTGATTCCGTCGGTGTACGACGAATCGCTTACGTACTACGAGCAGCTTGCCAAAATCTTGACGGTCTTGAAAGAGACTATCGCGCATCTGGCCGAGACCGACGCAGAGAACAAGAAATTGCAGGAGCTGTATAACATCCTCAAGGAGCAGTTCGACGCATTCGTCGACGGACGCTACGATGATTACTACGAGGAATTGCTAAAAATCTGGCTTGACGAGAACGGCGCGGACTTCCTCAAGAAAAACCTTCTGACGGGTGTTTTCTTCGGGTTGACATCAGACGGCTATTTCTGCGCCTACAAGCCATCAACGTGGGAGGACGTTCAGTTCGACACTGGCGCGATTTACGGTACCGAGGAATATGGGCGATTGATTCTTCGCTGCGAGGTCAACGGCCAGGGCGTAATCAACAACACTGGGTATGACGCATCCGTCATGTCCGACACGATTGATTCTAGGTTCAAGGCAATCGCTGGAAACAGCCTTGAGTATGATGACAAGTCGGCCACATTAAACGTCAAGACTTTAAAGGGAAAAGGGGAAGTCGCGTTGCACGACGGTGTGACCTCCACCAACCCTGGGGTTATGTTGTCGTTGACGAACCAGCTTCAATTACTCGGAGATTATGTTGTTGGGGAAGATAAGATTTTGGGAGTGCTGCCAGAAGGGTATCGCCCGAAATCACTTACGTACTTTACAGTGTCCGCAACGTTAGATGAAATGTTAGGTAAAACTGGTATTGTTATCTATCCTAATGGCACTTTGTTGTGCGACAAAGGAGGTTTAACTCTCCATACAACTGGAGTCGTGGTAAACTTATCGGGAAATTGGTATTAGAGAAAGGGTAAACCATGGCAATCGACAACAACACAATGGATGTAATCAAGGCGGTTGTTGCGCAGGAATTGCAGAAAGCGACTTCCTTGAAAGATGCAGCGCAGGGAATCGCCAAGGGCGTTACACAGTACGTCGGGGCGCGCTACGTTCCGCTGTTCGCGAACCCAGCGCAATGGACGAACGACCGCCAATACGAGCCGCTGACCATCGTCCTATACCAGGGCAATTCGTTCACCTCGATGCAATACGTCCCCATCGGAATCGATATCAACAATGAGGAATTCTGGGCGCAAACTGGCAACTACAACGCACAGGTCGAGCAGTACCGCCAAGAGGTCAAGGAATACACCAAGAAAATCGCGGATATCGAAAGCACGCAGCAGACCCAGGCCGATTCCATTAAGACGCTGACGGCTAAGCAGCAGCAAACCGATACTGCGATTGACGAGCTGAACGGCCGAGTTGACAAAACCAATGAAACCGTCGACACGCTTAATGAGAACGTTACTACATTGAGTTCAACCGTTGACGGAATGAAAGCTTCTGATAAGCGAAATCTTATCTGCGATAGAGTTTCAAACGCAGATGGAAAGTTTCGTGCCCATATTGCATCTGATGACAATTGGCAAGGCGGTTGCCCCGTAGGCGACAAATATTACGCCGTTTATTACAATACCGAGACCAAATCCCGTGTGGCACTGTACAACGTCGAAACTGGTGACACTGTTACGGCCATTGACCTCGGAGACCCTACATTCCACGGCAACAATATGAGCTATTACAACGGTGAGCTTATTTGTTCTGGCTCTTCCAGAACGTCGAAGGGCAATTTGATTTACTTCTTGAAAGTAAATGGTAAAAATCTTTCCCTTGCCAGAACCATTGACAGCAGCCAATTCGGCATGGATGAAGCATGTTGGGGATTCGGGCACTACAAGGACGATGACGACCATTATTATTGGGCAACCGAATACTTGACGAAGTTCTATTACGTCAACAAGACTTGCACCAAAAAGACACTTATCGGAAGCGTTGAATTGCCTAACAACACCGCACATTCAAACTCTGCCCAGCAGTCAATGAGCTACAATAAAGAATATGACGTGTTCATTTCTTCACGCTCGAATTGCTTCAATCTGTATGACGGCGAATTGCATTACATCAAGACCGTGCCGATTGCCGACACTCTCAACTGTATTTGGCGCGAGGAAATCCAGCAGGTGACTCTATACAATGGCAAACTCTGGATGCACAACAACCCATTGATTCGCAATTATTCGACGTATCCTACGGCTACCGTATGGAGCGTGGAGCTGCAAGGACAAATGTCCCAGGGCTACCCGACAGGTGGTTGGAATACTTCTATCGCCATTGTTTTCGACAATATGACGGAAATCCCGACGGTCGAGGATGAAAACCCGACTACCATTGTTACCGTTGGCAATACGGTGGACGTTTCTGCGGTTATGACAGAATTTGGGCATTCAACCCCACTGTACCGACTTAGTATTCAAGCTTCAACGCCTTATGTTATCTTCCTTTCGCATTATGCAGAAGTGAATTTAAATGGAAAAACGGTAGGTGGATTCGAGGTGCGCGGTGGT